CGGCGTGTTCCTTCGGGTCGCCGTTAGATAATCATATCCGATTGAAGCTAGGGTCGATTTAACGACCCCACTTGACTTGTCAAGAGAGTTGGACTAATGTCCTTCAGACCCTGCGTGAGCGCGCAGTGGCATTGGTGGGCCCCAGTAGTCATTACCTGGGGGCCCTGGGCAGCGCCTTGAGAAAGGGCGGGTTGGTTGTCGCTGATTTCCAACCGAGTAGGCCACAGTCCTGCACATCTTTTCCATCGTCAAATCACCGATCCACGTGTTTTCTCTCTTAGCGAGTCGTATGACTGAGCCTTCGGGCCGCAAGATTTGATAGCGTGGGTTATGGGGTTTTTCAACGAGGAGGGTGTGTGAGGGCGAAGGTTGAACCTGCATCACAGTCTCGCTAGCGGGGGGTGTAGTAGCCGAGAATCGTATGGGGGGGACCTCCGACGAATAACTGCTTGGACGCGAGAGAACTGTACTGTGATGGCGCCAGTGTTTGCCCGAAAGGGAATGACATTGGTAGGCCCAGAATTTGCGCTTGTTTGCGTGTTTATGTTTGTATGTCTGTGCCGTAGTGTCGCGATTGAGAAACGAAAGAAAAGTTGCCCGTTCGTAACGGGACCACCCAGCGTCTGATACCGTTGGAAATGGAGTCAAGCCAATTGGAGAATCAATCTACTAGTTCGTATCAGCTAATGGCAGGCCGCCTTAATGAAGCAGCCGTGTCATGGGGAGGTTGGATGCGTGTGGTTTCAGGCCATCATCGCAGGTCAACTGTCCCGGAGGTGGAGCTCCCGGTTGTCCCTGAGGAGAGGCCGAGGAGGAGGGTTTGGCGACGTAGGGTCGCGCAAGCCCCGGGGGTCGTACTATCTGAGGTTGGGGTCATTGAGGATGACTGCAAGTACCCGGATGTGTGCGTCGTGCCCACCATGGTGAGGGTTCCAGGCGAGCGTGTCTGGACCCTCGGGGTTGTCAAGGGCTGTGAGCGGTGCCCAGTGGATTGGACGGATCTCCCCTGGTGGAGCAACGGACAGCCGCTGAGCCCTGATTTCACGGCTGTCTCGGGTCCTGATGTGCTCAGCGTCGGACCGGGTCGGAAGCATCGGAAAGTCAACAAGTTCCGTCTTCTCAATGACCGTGAGCTGGAGGCAGCAGCCTCGCAGCCCAACCCGAGCCCACGCGCTCTCAAGGAGTACCGGCAGCGATTTGGAGTCCCATGTCCCGTGAAGTATTCGGCTTTGTCGAAGCTTGTCGTGCATGAGGAGCCGATCGCTAGCCAGATTGAGAACGCGGAGGGCAGGATCCTGGAGCCGGAGTGGGAGACCTACTACGTCCCCGACCTTGAAAAAGTCGGTTGGACCGGGGTGGGCACCACGCCAGAGGTACTGGGGGCATTCTACAACTTCTTCTCCGCTACGGTGGAGTCGGGTAGCATGCTGATGGTCACCGTGCCTGCGGGCTTGGTGGCTAAATTGGGGGAGTTTTGGGCATTCAAGGAGCGCGATAGCGCGCATGCCAACTTCCTCGTCAGTGTTGATAAGCTGCGCAACTTGTTGCGTCAGTTGACCATCACTGCTGAGCAGTCCCGCGTTGCCATGGTGTACGTGCCTATGTTGGCTTTCAACAAGTACAACCAGGAGGGTGACAAGGTGGCCAGGTTGGTCACGGGTTCATACTGGGGGAGGTCGACTTGGACGTCGGTTCTTGCCTTGGGGGCGGCCACGTTGGCTGCGATGCCTACAACTGTGGCTGCGGCCACGGTTGGATTCACCGCAGTGGGCGCGGTTGCCAGTGGGGGCGCTGCATGTGCAGTTGCGGCAGGGGCGGCATGGCTGTATCTTTCTAGGAAGACCAGTGACAAGCCAGCCTTTGCCAAGATCTATCGGACTTCTGTCTGTAGGTCTAAGCGCCCGGATCAGCTGAATGAGACAGCTAGCGTGGTTTGCCGTGCGACACCAGAGCAGCCGTTGGACAAGACCAGGGAGGCCATCAAGGTGGTCGGTCTGGCCAGTGCGACGTATCTGCCCGAGGCGTTCGCTGACAACCACGCAAATCAACTCTCAAGTCTGGAAGCACGCGTATTGAAGGCGCCACCAGACCATGATCCGGAGTTTGTGAATGAGTTCATAAACTGGTTTAAGGGCGGAGCAAAGGACATCCTGGGGAAACCCATGAGGATTGGTTCCTTGCCCTTCGACAAGTGGTTGGCATCGATGAATGCCACAATTCCGGTGAAGAGGCGAATCAAGAACGCGAAACTGAGCTTGAATGCCAGAGGGGCCGATGAGTCGACCAGGTTCAACGACGAGGAAGTCTACCGTGCCACCAGCCGGGAGTCATTCACGAAGTTTGAGCCTGTGCTGACTGGCACCCGTTTTCGCGCTTCTGAGAAAGCCAGTCGTCTCATTCAGGGGGCCCACCCAGAGATGACTGCCATAGTCGGGCCGTGGATGACTGCGTTGCAAGGGCGACTCAAGAAGGTTCTTGATGGGTTGAACGGGTTGATGTTCACCAGCGGTCGCACGGTCAGGCAAGTGGCGCAGATGGTTGGGACCAGGAGAGACCAGGGCTGGAAGCCCTTTGATGATGATGTCAGTGCGTATGACCTCAGCATCATCAGCCCGTATGGT